TCACTTATTTGCTAAGACCTCCTTTGCAACATAGTCTTTCGCAAAAGCAATATTTTTGACTTGCCCATTTTTAGTGGGAATCAATCGTAAATATTTTTCACTTTTTCCGCAATCTTGCACAGGTACCAAATAACATTCATTATCAAACCAAGTGCAAAAATAATCTATACCATCATCTTTATAGTGATGCACTGTATTTCCTTTTGCGGTAATATGAGTTGAACTCGTTTTGAAGATAATTTTTTCTCCATCGGTATGACTGGTTTTGACTTGAATTTTCAGCAACTCTTTACCAGTATCTAAAATGAAGTCATATCGAACTGGGCTTTCTGGTGTAGAAACCATATAACCTAATTCTAAAAAGTAAGTTTTACACTTTAATTCTGTAATTGTTCCTTTAATATTTGTATCCATTACTTTTTACAAATATGGTATTGCTCGATATGAGGGCGGCGCTCTAAACCAACTGAGCTACTCGGGCATATAGTGGGCAGTTTCTGTTCATGCCCAGGAACCCAATCAGCCGATTGGAGTGTCCTCCGAAGTGGATTTAACAAATACAATCATAAGCAAAATCCTCCTTTGTTAGGATGATGGCGACTCCGAGGGGACTCGAACCCCCGACCTCCAGCGTGACAGGCTGGCATTCTACGCTACTGAACTACGAAGCCATATAAATGATGTTGGACAGCTATCCTCTAATATGCTCTTAAGCCCTAGGGTCACATCAACACCCGAAGCAGTTTCTCCATCAAAACTTACTACTTAAAAAAGCGATTCTTTCGTCTCCTCTTCCACGCCCAGGTTTTCCGCTACAAGGTACTGGGAACATACCTTTATGGCAGCTTCGACGGGATTTGAACCCGCGATTTCCAGTGTGACAGACTGGCGAGAACTCCAGGCTTCTCTACGAAGCTATATGTAAGATACTATAGACTAAGCGGACACATTTTTCAGAGCCACCTTTACTGCCGTAGGCATTTTACAGGGGAGTGTACCTCTACTTTCGTAGGATGTCCTTATGCTTTCCATAAGTAAGCCCCAAACCAACCTCATTTACCTCAGCATCTTAGTCGGGCGATTGGACCTGACCCGTTTCAGTATCTTTGCGGTAGCGAAAGTCTATTGGCCGCAATTTGTCTGCTCATTCGCTTGTGTAAGTTTACTTTGCTTCTTTATATAGCGTTTTCCACTAAAGCCACATATCCAAGGCATCAGTATTGCTCTGCGTATCCTCAGCCGGTGGTAGTTTAACTTACAAATCCATGTTAACGCATTTGTGGGCTTTGCCCAATGGTGACCCCGCCGGGAATCGAACCCGGGTCTTCGGCGTGAGAGGCCGACGTCTTAACCGCTTGACTACGGGGCCAGATATTGGGCAGTTGCGCACCCGCCCAAGAGATTGTAAGGTTTCTCACACCGCTCGGCATTTCCTCTCAACCGCAGCTCTAGGAGACATTCCCGCTTCGTTTTTGTAAGGCTCAAGAAGCGTTTTTCTCATACGCGAACAAACCTCTGAGTTTTTCGCAGGTTCAGTCATGACTTCCCACTGTTACTTCGCTCCTGGTGACCCCTGGGAGAGTCGAACTCCCGTCTCCGCCGTGAAAGGGCGGCGTCTTAACCGCTTGACTAAGGGGCCAAATTATTCTTCATCAATGTACCTCGGGTCTTCAAGAGAGTCATTGTAAGCCATCCAGGCTTCATACATTTCTTCATTGTAGACTTCTTCACACTGAATCTGAGTGTCAAAATCATCAAATTTCTGCATTTGAATTACCTCTCTTTCTTTATCTTACATATATATTATAACATATTTTTTGTAAAAAATCAAGAAAGATTTTTTGATTTGGAATGGCGCTAGCAACCACTTCTCAGCATCCAAGGTGCCGGAGCATAATAGGGACCATGCACTGAAGCCCACGGCTAGATTGTCCAGTTCGCCGCTACCTGTGAGTCATTTGTTGTCAAGCCGACCCTAGCCTCAGACTCATATAAAGTCAATGGTGGAGAAGATGGGTCTCGAACCCACGACCTTTTGAATGCCATTCAAACGCTCTCCCAACTGAGCTACAACCCCATATTAAAGATAACCTACTACAAGTGCGGTTACGAATTCTTTACCGCGTCGCCGTTCCATGGACGGTGAGGACTATTCGCTCGTTTCCTCCCATCTTGTCTCGGTTGAAGAGAACATCGCTCCAAACTCTCGGCACACCCCTATAGCCAGGCCCGGTTTAGCTGCCTATAGCTATTACTCATGTACTCACTCTAAACCATGTTATTCTCTGCAATGTTTTTTGTCGGGCTTTCCCCGATGGTGTCCCAGGCGGGACTTGAACCCGCACGTCTTTCGACACTACACTCTGAATGTAGCATGTCTGCCTATTCCATCACTCGGACATATTTGGCGGAGGGGAGAATATTTTACCGCAGCAGTTTGCAACCCGCATTGGGAACTTCGCTTTGGCTATCCGGTATTAACGCGTATGACCGGCCCTCTTGGTGGGGATAGTGGGACTCGAACCCACACGACCTCTCGGTCATCAGATTTTGAGTCTGACACGTCTACCAATTCCATCATATCCCCATGTTAAACGCATTTTAGGGGTCTGCAGCCCCGCACAGCAGCATCACTGGCGATTCTAATTCTTCCGGCAATGAATCAACTAAACACACCATGTATCTTTACCGCCCCATTTAGGGCTGTTCCTGTTGCGGTAAGGCCGTACCGGAGCGTTTTAGGGCACTCGCACAACCGTCTTTCTTCTTTTGGAGTTCAGTTTATAGTCCCAACTCATAGCAAACTCAAAGACAAAAACACTACTAAAGGACTTAACTTTAATAAAGAGTTATCATACATCTCTATCGGCTAATATTATCAACGCCATCTCTTCTAATCGATAACCCACTCACCTTAGCTTACACAGCCAGGAGAGATTTCTCCGTACCGGACTCGAACCGATACAACACCTATTACTTCGTGCGTTCTCGCCATTAAACTAACGGAGCTTTTATAAATCTAATATGTTTTCCGCTGGAATCGAACCAACATCTACGGCTTCCCTCGCCGTCGCCCTACCCTTAGACCAGAAAAACATATGGTGGAGAAGACGGGACTTGAACCCGCGACCCCCTGCTTGCAAGGCAGGTGCTCTCCCAACTGAGCTACGACCCCATATTGCAACTTATTTATGTACTGATGGAGTTGCCAACCACCCTGGCATAAGACTTTAACCTCGGACTTCGACCACTTGATTGAGGGAGGATACTTATTTCTCGTAGTTTCCTCAACAAACGCCCAACTATCGTATGGACACGAGCAATTTTTCTGCCCCCAGCCGCAACGCTGGGCATCGTGGTGGGGAATAAGGGACTCGAACCCTTACACCTCACGGTACTGGAGCCTAAATCCAGCGCGTCTGCCAATTCCGCCAATTCCCCAGGCGGAGTGCCCCACGAGTTTTATTATACTCTCGACTCTGGGGCGGTACTTGAGAGTGTACCCGCTTATATTTGGTTACCGGAGAAACGGTGTACTAAAACCTCCGAGCGAGAAAATCCTCACAACAACAAACGCCTTACGGCTGGCTGCCCCGGTGGGGCTCGAACCCACGACATCCAGATTAACAGTCTGGCGCTCTACCGACTGAGCTACAGGGCAATATTTAATTTCTTTCTTTATCTTACATATATATTATAACATATTTTTTGTAAAAAATCAAGAAAGATTTTTTGATTAGTTTTTCCTCCGCAGAGAGGGAAACTATCAAACCCACACTAGCATTGGACTTTACCATCCGCCTTAACCCACCTGTTAAGTCCATAATCCTTAGGGGCGAGCCAATCATCTTTCGTTCTTGTAGCAAACGACAAAGGGTGGCTGCTGACCATCTCAAACGCTGTAGCTCTATTATCCGGCAATACGGCTACTCAGACCGGCACCTCACATCAAATACTTTGGCAGCTAACCCATTTCTTATCAGCCTCTTGGTACTTTTTCAAGACGGGATTTTTTCGATATACGGCGTTCTATCCAGCTGAACTACTCCCGCATAAGCGGAGCGGGAGGCAGGACTCGAACCTGCGACTTCCGGCACCCCAAGCAATCGTTTAATTGCTGTTACCGTCTTTTTAATGGAAAAGGTTGTATGGAATCGAAAGCGATTCGTGCATATCACTTTCTTTACCTTACATATATATTATAACATATTTTTTTTGAAAAATCAAAGAGAAATCTTTTTACTTAGTTAATGGAGGGCATTGCCACGCCATCAACCCAAGTGTTAGCGAAAACAGCTGCTTCCTCTTCCTCTTCCAAAAGGAAAGAGTGCTGCTCGTAATCTTCATCAGAAACCTCATAGATTTCACCATCTTCGTTGCGGTCCAGAGTCTCGGGGAGTTCACCGCCAACGATTTCATCAGCAATATCATTCCATTCGTGATACTCGTGAATTGCGCATTTGACACCGTCCTCGCGAGCCATCTCGATTACATCGTCGATATCGAATACTCCGCCGCAACAGCCGCAGATAATTTCATCTCGATAAGCGATACCGGAAAGCCACTCGCCGGGATTATCGGGGTCAGCGAACACAACCTGCGTAGGTCTATCAAAATAAGATTTTTCCATAGCTATCATTTCCTTTCTTTATCTTACATAAATATTATAACATATTTTTTTATAAAAATCAAAGAAGTTTATGTTGCTGGTTTATAATAACCTGCACATCGCAGCTTATCTAAAGGAACTGGTTTACGGTCAGAAAAATACAGAATACCTTTATCGGTCACTCTATATTTCCCGAGTTCTTGATGCCCATCTTTGAAAATAAGTAATAGTTTTTTACCTTTTACAAAATGTTGATGCATAAATACCACATTCCTTTCTTTTGGCAGGGGAATAGGGACTCGAACCCCAACAAGCAGTTTTGGAGACTGTCGTACTAGCCATTATACGATTCCCCTATATCAAGGCACTAAATTTAACTGCAATGGGGATTTGAACCCCAACTTTCACCGTAGGAGGGTAATGTCTTAACCATTTGACTATCGCAAAAATTTGTAGTTTGCTGTAAGTGCCTTTCTTTATCTTACATATATATTATAACATAATTTTTTCAAAAAATCAATTAAGATTTTTTGGGAAAGTAATATTTATAAAAAATTAGAAATTCAAATTGGGCGTTTCCGCCCAACCGAATTACAAACCGAGCTTTGCCATCAAATCATTAACTCTGGCACGCTCTTCATCAGAGATTTCGGCAGGCTGGAAAGCACTGGCCGCAACCACAGTAGAAGGTGCGTCATCCTCAAAGTTAAAATCTCCTGTTGCCGGGGCATCTGCCACAGCGACCTGAACCTTAGGACAAGTCAGAGAAAGTGCAATTTGGATACGTTCACCATTCTCCTGTGTATAAACGTAAATTTTCTTGTCATATTCTCCAATAAAATCTGCCCCGAATGCCTCTTTGATTTTGTTAATGACGTTTTGTTTTCCAATAGCTCCACGTGCCATAATTATTCTCCTTTTATTTCATAATGTTGTGAAAATAGCATATTATAATTTAAGTTTTCTAATTCCCAATATGGAATTCTTACTAAAGGAATAGATAGACTTAAAGCATAATGATTTTTAATTTTATCAGATTCTTGGGTACGACTTAACTTTTCTCGTTCCCAATTACTTTCTTTATAATGTTGCTCTCCATCGAATTCAATTAAACGAATTACTTCATTATTATCATTTAAAATAGCAAAGTCAAATCTTTTATTACCCAAATTTATTGGTTTATATTCTCTAATGTATGATATATTAAATTGCTCTAAAATATCAATAATTTTTTGCTCTCCACGAGAAATTCGAGAAATACATCCACAACTTTGAGTATTACCACTTCGCAAATCTGACCCACTAATAGATTTTATATTACCACATTCACATTGGCATATCCATTTAATACGTCCAAAACTATCTCGTTCTTTATCCATAGATAAAACAGTTAATTTTCCATAATGATTACCAACTTCATCTTTTGCAATAGCTTCAAATACTCGTTCATTGCGTAAGCAACCACAACTTTTTGTAGCTCCATTTTTTAGACTCAATCCTGCGATTACTTTCTATTTTCCACATTCACACTAACATAGCCAATAAGAACGTCCATGCTTTTTAGATGCTTCAGCATCTTTGGAAATAACTGTTAATCTATGAAATACTTGCCCAACTAAATTTTCGCTTTTAGGCATTTTTCTCACCTCTTTCTATTATATATAATTTTTAAGATAAGAAGATTGAAAAATTTTACCCAGAAATTTTTATCTTTTAATCCATATCTTCATAGCAGCCGCGGCAATACCACCGGCCATTTTCTTCGTCATTTTTTTCGGGGATGAAGACTTTGTCTGCTTCATAGTAGACACCGCCGCAGCAATCACAGACGAAAGCGTGTGCATGAAAGCAAGCATCACAAATTAAATCTCCATCGTCTCCAACGCAAATTGCATCATCTACATAAATTCTTGCACCACAACAGTCACAAGAACTATATACATCATTCTCCTCAGTACCATACTCCAGCTCACAGTCATCGCATCGCATAGTCTCAGGATTACTAATTAACTCATCGCCGCAATGAAGGCAAGGCACTTCTTCGCCAACTACTACTGGATTTTCCAACAGATGAGATAGAGAATGATAACTATATGGGTCGAAAATTGCATAATAAGGATATTTATAACAAGTAGACTTCAAAATATCGTTATAATTCAGACAATTGTGTCCTTCTTTTACAATACTTCTAATATCTACCAGCTGATTATCATATACCAAATAACGAGTTGCTAAATCATATGTAACATCCATAGAAGTTGCGTCATATGGAACATATGAGTCTACGTAATCAGCTCGCCATCCTGCATATTTATAAGTACCATATCCAAAAGGCTTTTCTGCAATCATTAGATTATTATAAATATTCAATACGGTATCAATACCGCTTTTAGAACTAAATGGATACTGACGTCCAGCAAACATAATATCATCATTCTCAGCAACATGAATTAACATACGCCACTTCTTAGAATTCCATTCTACTGGACCGAACCCAAATAGTTTTTGGTTATCTGCGCCTTTCAAATAGACCATAAAGGTGGTTTTATCAACCATATAACTCAGATTGCCTGCACGGTATTCTCCATCCAGTGCATGACAGCTACGCCAGTTATATGTATTCTCACTACTGGACAGAAAATCAAGAGGATGAACAGAGAAACATAAAGTTCCCTTAATCTTATTCTCTTGGATAATATTACTTGCCATATCTTGAATGCTTCTCAAAGCTGCCTTGTTAGGCTCAAAATACTTGAATGCTTTGAGTAATTTCATTCCGGTCGGAATACCCTTCTCACCGCAGGTCTTAATGACTTTATTTTCAAAGAAACCATCCAAATTTTCATCTATAAATTCAGCCAAGTTAGGATTATTAAAAGTATCAGAAACAGTAGTCGCAAATTCCATTGCTCTCATTCGCTTCTGGTTTTCATCCAAAGTAAATTCAATCGGTTCAGACCATTCATAGATGAGTCCACCAAATCGCTCAATAAACTTCGCTTTATTAGCTTCCCACTCTCTAAAAAGATAATCAACATTGGGGTCAGGTATATTTTGAGAAAAACTAATTACTGATTTAAACTGCTCTCTGATGTCTTCGTACATAGGCCTTCCGCACACTCCTTACACATTTTTTTATCATCTGCAGGGTCTGCGATTTCATATGCCTCTTGGCAGATATTGCACCAACTTACATTTCCGACAATACAATCGGGGCAATAATATTTCTTTTTGCCGTCAAGACCCTTTACTGGGAATAATTCTTCTTCCATGAACAGCTTTTTGCATTTACTACAATGCTGTCCATATACAGTATCGCTAGTCTTCCACCAAGCAGAAGCCGCAATATTCAATTCATCATACTCGAAGTCAGGAATGTCCTTTTCATCGAGCATCTTTTTAACTTTCTTAATTGTATCAAATAGTGGTCCAACATATAGATGTTCAGCATATGAGTGTTCTTCCTCATAGCCAACAGACAAGTTAACACCACAAACTAACCATTCTCCCATTAAAAAACTAATATCAGAGAATGAACCATATTTCTCACAGAAACCGAATGATTCAACATAATCAACAAATTCAGGGCAATAACAATCGTAAAATACGCAATCATTACTACCACGTCGGTCAAGTTCAATCATATATTTTAAGTTTGGAATGGGACAATCTCGCATCGCAAGAGTACTTGCACCCAATCCACCCTTCTCTTCATCGGTTGTAAAAATCACCGAGGGTCTATATCCATCTTGCAATATTTTCAAAATTGCAAATACGCCTGCTCGGTCATCGGCACCCAAACCATCTGGGCTCCACAACACGCCTTTTCTTTGGTCATAATATAAATTCGATACAGGAGTCTTGTACACAGTGTCTAAGTGAGCAACAAGTGCAATCGGAATATCTCCAACAGCAACCAGATAATCTTTCGTGAAGATTACCTTATCATATTTTGCTTTTAGATACTGAGCCATAGCCTTCTTTAATTCTTTTTGACTCAAAGATACTAAGCGTTCAAATAGCTTGTAATCACTATCACTTAGAACTCGCATAAGTATCCTCCTTTTATCTCTTATATTATATTATACCATTTTTTTTAATTATTGTCAATATCGTCCTTCTGGTTGCGACGAAGGTGCTCTTTTCGAATCTGGTCGGCAAACCTAAACGCGCTCACACACAAATGACATCCTGAGCCAGACCAGCATCGTTGGCCGCAAGTCATTCGTCTTTCTCCCAATTCTTCTGGAATTGCGCGATTATCAACGTTGAAATCTAACTTTTTAATAATTAGATTCAAGTTACCGGGCCATGTGCCAGACTTATAAGTATTCAATAGAACCTCTTCTTCCTTTAGGGTAGCGCATTCATCAAACTCAAAACAGTTGATGCGGGTTGCATATAAGTTAGCATCTTCCGGGCGCACCCACTGGCCGCACATACCGTGTGTCCCATTGGTTGGGAGATATGCAGGATGCGCAACATTAACCACCATTCGCAAAGGAATTGGTGTTGCATTTTCCTCGACACTATCATCATATGTATGGGGAACAATCTTATCCAAATCAAATGTTAGCGGAGGACCAATCATCAGATAACTTGGATGCAAATTAACAATCATTGATAACTCATAATAAGATGTAATTGGATAAGGCCAATACCATTTGATACCAGCTTGATTAAATTCAGCAACTCTACTTAAATCATGAAGAGCGATATAGAATTCCGCAAACTTCTCACTATACATTTCCCATAGCTTCCAATCGCCTTCATGGCCGGGAACATCAAGAATTACTGTCTTTTCAGGGTACTTTTCAACGAGGTCAAGAATTCTATCCTTATCAGCATATGCAAACTTGATTTCGTCAGCAATTTTAATAACTGAATATGGCTGTCTGCCACTTACACAAAAACGCATATAATCACTCCTTTATAATATATTATACAAAATTTTTTCATGTTTATCAACCATTCGCTCAAAAAATTAGTTGGAGGCCTTTTCGTTTTGGGCTTGTCGGTCCCCACACCCCATGCCGGCCGGAGCAGGTTCATGAAACATTGGTTTCAAAACAAAAAAAGAGCCTCGCTTATTCAGCGAGACTCTTGAAAATGAATTCATCTATATCTCCACGCATCACTGCGTCAATATTAGAAGTTTGGTGGTTAGTCCTGTGGTCTTTAACCATTTGATATGGCATAAAGACATAAGAACGAATTTGGTTGCCCCATTCGATTCGACTCTGCTCGCCCTGAATTTCAGACAAGTTGTCATAGTGTTCTTTTTCTTTAATAGCAACCAGCCTTGAGATAAGCATCTTCATGGCTTTTTCTTTGTTCTGATGTTGACTTCGCTCTTGCTGGCACCCCACCACAATGCCAGTAGGAATATGTGTTAATCTAATCGCAGATTCAGTCTTATTGACGTGCTGACCGCCTTTTCCGCTTGAACGGAAAGTATCAACTCTAACATCTTTCATATCGAGTTCCACAGAGTTATCTGCCTCGATTTCAGGCATTACTTCGACTGCTGCGAATGAAGTATGGCGTCTATTTTGAGAATCAAAGGGAGAAACGCGAACCAAACGATGGACGCCATTCTCAGCGTTCAGCAAGCCGTATACATTCTCTCCTCTGATTTCTACCGAAACACTTTTCACGACTGAGCTATCTTCACCATCTTGCCAATCCAAAATATTGAATTGAAAATCATGATTACTAGCCCAGGCCGCATACATCTGAAGTAACATTCTGGTCCAGTCTTGTGCTTCTTTACCACCGGCACCAGAATGAATATTTAAAATGGCGTTGCAGGAATCGTACTTACCTGTGAACATTAACTCTAACTTGAGCTTTTGGATTTCCTCGACGAGGTAATTATAATCCATCTCAAATTCATGCAAATAGTTGACTTCGCCTTCCTCTATTGCATACTCAGTTAAAGTTTTAAGGTCATCATACATATTCCAGATACCGAAATATAAATCATATTTCTTTTTGAGGCGAGAGTATTCCTTCAGCTCCTCTTCTGGAATTTCATTCCAGGTTGAGTGGTTGAACTTAGCTTCGAGATAAGCCATACGGTCTTTCATCTCTTGAGGTTTCAGAAGTTCAGCTACCTGTCTGATTTCCTCGTGCAAGTCTCTCACTTTTAACATAAATTCGCTTAACATAATACTCCTCCTCTCTCAAAAAGAATGGGGGCGGAAGTCCCGCCCCCGTGAATTAAGCTATCTGAGTTAGGCTCAGGCTTCCACTGCGCGGAAAGCCTTTACCTTACGAGCCTTGGCGCCATCAACGCCAGGAACAGTGACATCAGTCTTCTCTGCGTCACCAGCCTCAACCAGCTTAGTCAAGCGGTAAGTAACCTTAGACACAGTAGCGTCTGCGTTGACCTCAGCAACAGCAGCGGCGATGTCAGCGATAGTCTGGAACTCGCCAGTCAAAGCGTCACGGACCTGGTCCATGAGAACATCGGCCTCAGCCTTCTTAGCAGCGGCACGCTCCTTAGCCTTAGCAGCCTTGGAATCCAAGGAAGCAATCTCCTTGTCGCAGAATGCCATCACAGTGGCAGCATCGAACTTGCAAGAACCAGTCTCGAAAGTCTCCTTGATAGCCTCGAACATCTCTCTCTTAGTAATCTTTTCCATAATTTGCACCTATACCTTTCAAAAATTTATTTATTTCGTAAGGCTTTCTTTCTTTACCTTACATATATATTATATCATATTTTTTTGAAAAAATCAATAGACGATTTTCCCGAGTAGGTCAATACGCTCTTCATCGCTCTTTGTGGCTTGCATTTGCTTTAGCCACTCGATGGTGCGTCGACTCAAATTGCCGGCATTGAAGCCGTCCTCAGTAACATTGCGGATGTCAAATGCTTGGCGTCTATTACCCCAGCTATCTCTAACATCATACAACTGACCGAATAGAGGTTCATACTCTTCCGGATGGTTCAAACAATCTTCACAGATAGATACATAGAAGTTGTAATTAAATCCATCACGAATTTCTTCGTTTTCAGTATCTGCAAACTGAAGATAAATGTGTGCAACGCAATCATTTCTATGATGGTCGCCGCAAACCTCACATTCACTCAGTTCATTGTGGTAACACCAGTCGCAGGCGATATAATCGTCGTCAACTGTATAGGACTCATCATATGAGCTGTGCCAGTCGCCGCAGAAATCGCAACGCCAGTGTCCGTCACACGCTCTGCACTGTACAACATGAGCATCGACCTCGTCAAGCTCAATAATATCGCCGCAGCCAGTGCAAACTGCAGGTCCAGAGAAGTTGCAAGAATAATGGTCATCATCTTCAATCTTCTGGTCTGCCACATATGCTAAACGATAATCATAGACATCATTGTACATATAATTACAGTAGAAGTTGAAACGAATGTGTTTATCCTTGACAGTGTTCCAGCTGTCATTTTTCAGCTGAATAGTTTCTTCGGGATAAGGTCCATATCCCGGAATCTGAGTCATCAAATCTCGAATCCATCTAATCGCTACACCCTGCAAATCATCGCTGATGTAAGGATACTGACGATTTCCAAGAATGACTTCTCTTGTTACGATGTAAAGCTGACGCCAACGCTTACTATTCCAGTTACCGCCGGGAGTCCACATAGGCTCCTTGGACTCAACATATGCCACGATGACACAAGGAGAGTTCATCATTTCGATGGTTCCCAGTCTGTAATCGCCAGGTTCGTCCATCCAGCTCATACAAGAGGTCCAGCCGCAGTTGTTATCACTCATAGTGATAAAATCAAGCGGGTGAATAGACAGGCAAAGATTACCTTTAATCTGCTTCTGGTTTAGAACTTGAGAATGTGCCTGTCGGAACAGCTCATATCCAGAAGACTTTTCTAACGGCCCGCAGCACTCTGTTTCGCCATCAGTGTAGTAGCAGCCACAACCGCTGCAGTACATGATGGGGAGTTCTACATTAAGAGCCGCCGCAATCTTACCAAGCATTTTAACAGCTTTGCAGTTAGCATTAACCACAAGAGGTCGTCCATCCTTAGTAAACTTGCCAGGGATTGTGAAACCAGGACCGGGATAAATATTGTCAACCAACATATCCCAATCTTCAACAAAGGACTTGAGGCGATAAGTCATATCAATATCGCCCATCTCGTTGCCGATATGTCGAGCAGCATCCTTATAGGCAGAAATAAAGTTACGAATCATCTGGTGTCCGTTGTTTAAAGCGGAATACATATCATTGGACAGTTCATCTTTTGGCTTAACTAAACGAACTTCCTTTTTTACGATAAACTGCTCTCCGAACGCCCGGAAGAACGGTTCTTTATTTTCGTCCCAAAAACGAAGGAAATATCCCATTTTGTCTAACGGAAGAGTTCCGTTACCTTCATCACCGTAGTGAGAAATATAAGACTTAAATTGTGACTTATCTTCGTCCGGGAGCCTTTCAAATATACTCATATCGGCTACCTCTCATCTCTTTCTTTATCTTACATATATATTATAACATATTTTTTATAAAAAATCAAGAAAGATTTTTATCTCCCACGAGGGGAGCCCTAAGGCTCCTTACTCGTGATGCTCACCGCAGTGGCACTCATGAGCACCAGCGGGCTTATTAGCGTTCATCATCAGCATAAAGGGAAGCATATCACCCATCT